TAGTATCAGCAGCCACCCCACGCCAAATCAAACCATCGGCAGTCGTTTGTTCTCCAAGCGTTATCTTTTGGTTACCGTTGCCCGTGTACTGTGCCAAGGCAAGGCAAGGGAAAAGGAGGAGGAAAAGGAGTTGTTTCATGTTTATGTTTTTTTTAATTACAAGTTTTTTTGACAATAAATCCAGCCGTGACATATGCTAAGTCTGATGTATAAGTTCCGTTTAAATATACCCACCATGCCTCGCCAGTTGATAATGTATCATTTCTATTAACTTCATTTAAATCGTACTCATTCATTGTTATTTGAGATCCTACTAAAGTTGCACCAGATGTAGCAACTCTTACACCAGCGTTTGCTTTGTAAACACCTACATAATAATCTTTATCTCCTGCAACTGGTGGACAAGTCGAACAACCGATTGCACGAATATAAACACTATCAATACAATAACCATTTAAACTTGTTGGCACTATAAATATGTTTGAACCATAAGTAAAATCATAAGTTGCGGCTGAGTTGTCAGCAGCACCAGCAACGATTCCTAAATCAAAATAATATCTTTCAGTTGGAATTGCTACGTTTAAAACATTGCTTGTAATACTAAGCCCTGTTCCAAGCGTTATGTCAGCTACCCCGTTATTGCTTGAATTTTTACCAAGCAATTGATTTCCGCCAGACACCGAGCCGCTTATACTCATTTGATTGGTTATATTAACCAAGTTGTTAAATGTCTTTGTACCACTTATTGATTCAGTTGCGGTCAATGACACTTTGCCATCAATCCTACTTGATAACGATGCCGTGTCTGTTTTATTTAATTTAAGGTCAATCCTACTTGATAATGATGCCGTGTCAAGGTTGGTTAAAACATTGTTGCCGCCTTCGGTTATGTTGCCCGTGACGGCTAATGTTGAGGATAATGTTGTAGGCTTTAATAAACCAATATTACCCGAAATTCTATCCATTGTAATGCCTGTATTCGTAACATTTGACCCGCCTAAATTATCTCTTGTTACCAATTCCATTCGATCAAGACTACCGTTGTATCTTAAAATACCACCAAATTCAACGTCCGTGGAAGATGGAGTTCCTGTTTCCGAAAACAAAATAGATGCAATTCCTGTACTACCCGATTTTAATAAAATATTTTTGCCTACATCAAAAGTAAGATTTGCTATCGGTGTTGTTCCAATGCCAATATTACCGCTGCTTTCTTGTATCACGGAATTACCAATAGTGCTACCCGTACTTGTAAATTTAGGTATAAAGTCATTTGTTCCCGTTCCCGTGACTGGGTTGGTTAAAGCATTTTGTTTACCATTAAAAGTAGACCAATCTGTTGATGTTAATATACCACTTACACTTGCACTTGCATTACTTAAAGCATTTTGTTTACCGTTAAATGTAGTCCAATCAGTAGATGATAAATAACCGTTTACACTTCCATTTGCCGCTGCCATTGTTATTTCGGGTGTTGTAGTATTGCTTTGTATTGATAAAGGTGTACCAGCTGCAACTGTTACTGTTGTAACTGATCCTGCACCAATATCACTTCTAAAATTAGCAGCAGACCTTGCAGTAATTGTATTGTCCGCGTTAAATCTTGGAAAGGTAATAGCAGATGGATTGGTTAAGGTAAACATTGATTGACCTATTGTTGTACCACCTAAACTTGTTCGACCCGTTGCAGCAACTAAGCCAGTATTACCGCCATCCCATTTTAATCTGTCGCTAAATGCCGTATTCCAATTACTTGAGTTATTAGTAATACTTGTTGTCCAAGTTGTTCCTGTGCTTAATGCTATACCAGCTTCGGGATAAACAGGATTACCAGTTTGAGAAACACCAGCAGATCCAATGCCCGACACAGTAACTAAAGTATAATTTTCACCTAACTTGTAAGACGTGGCCGCTACTTTTATTTTGTTTGTATCAATAATAGAATATTGGTCATTTATAAGTAACTGCCCATTACGAAATAGCAAAATGTATGCCCGTAGTTGGATAGGAAATTTAACCGTAGTTGTCCATACTAAAGTGTCACTTGTAGCATTGTTATATTCCTGCTTTAGTATTTTAATTGTATCATTGCCAATCTGCACATCTACAATACTATCTCTTATATAATTATAAACTGACGCTGAGTCAAGTCTTAATGTACCAGTAGTTGTAATTGTGCCACCTGTTATTCCATAGCCACTTGCAACACTTGTAACCGTTCCGCTGCCTTTTGTATCAATCCTTGCAGATAATGATGCCGTGTCTGTAGTATTTAGTTTACTTGCAAACCTTGCGGAAAGATTAAGTAAACTTGTATCAGTTAATTCCATTAATACTGTCAAATCTGCGGATACAGTTCCTGTAGTAGTTATTGGATTAGGAGAAACAGTTATGCCCGTCCCACCCGATATAGATGTTAAAGAACCCGATCCACTACCGCCACCACCGCCACCACCACGAGGGAAAATGACAGAATAATTTTCACCTACTTTATAAGATGTTGCCGCAATGACTACTGTAGTTTTTGTTGGTACTGTATATTGAGATGGCAATAATATTTGACCATTACGATATACTTGAATTACTGAAACACCACCTGGAACTAAAGTGTCAGATTGCGTCCAAGTTAATGTAGATGATTGAACGTTTTCAAAGTCTTGCCTTGCGTAAAATCTGCCGCTTGTATCTGCGTATGCCTTTAACGCATAATTTGCTAACATAGATGCCGTGTCGCTAACTAACAATCCCGCAGTTGTGTCTCTCCAAAGTCCATTAGTATAATATAAAGAGGCTTTGTTAACGGGTGAACTAATGCGAACATCGTGCAATTCATCAAGTTCTTGCCCGTTGCGTATCTTGACAAACAATTCACCCGAACCGTTATTACTTTTAACACATACACCAATATAAACCGTGTGTTGTGGTGCTTGTGGTTTTGTTGAGGTTAATGCTCCTGCTACCGTTGGGGAAAGATAAACCGCACTATCTTCTGTTAAGGCTGAGGTATTTAAGCCCGTTATTAATCCTTCTGTAATTATAAATCCGCTTTGATTATCTGCAATAGATTCAGCAACCACGCCAAAAGTATTTGCCGAAAAAGCGTCGCTTACTGCTAAACCTTTAGCCACGGTTATTCGATTACCTTGACTTCCAGCCAAATAAACTACATCACCTTTTAATAATGGTGCGCCTGTTTTATTGTTTACTCTTTGGTGTAGTTGCTGCCCAATGACGTTTGTCACTAATCCACCCTTTAATCCTTGTATTAAACTTCCTTGACCATCATTATATTCCACTTCTCCAACTCCAACCGTGCCATTCTTTGCCGTATTAAAGGTGATGGAATCAAAAGGCATTAACCTACTGTTTACTTTGATACTATCCCAATACGTTTGCCTCCAAACAAAGATTGTACCTAATACTGAGTCTACAAGCAAATAAGCCTTTACATTTTTATCTAAATAACTTGATGGCTTTGTAATAGTATCGTTTGAACGACCGCGGTACACAAGCCCGTTGCCCGTAGTCTGGAAACCTAAACGCTGCTTATTGCCTGTAATTGGATAGGGAATTGAGTCAATCGAAGCGTACGATATTCCTGCTATTAATGCAAAGATAATGACAAGGCCTTGCCGTTTGTTGCCTACTTTGTCAATAGCTTTACCAATAAACTTTCTGGCGATTCCCATAACTAATTCATTGGCTAAAACCTTGGCAATGTTGCCCACGGCTTTTAAAAACTTGCGTTCTTTCTTTGGTGCTTGTATCTCTTCCATTATGCTAATATAATAAATGTAACAATATAATTACTACCATCATAATGTGTATTACTATCAATGGTAATTGTATTTGGCAAAGTTACAACATATTGTGATTTAATAAGTAATTGTCCATTTTGATAGACTTGTATTTGAGCATCTTGATTTGTTATAGGTAATTGATTATTATTTTTAGTTACGGTCAATACATTTGACACAGTTGACAAAAACTCTTGAGCATAAGCCGCAAAGGTAGTGCCGCTAACACTAACATTACTTATAGTTTCCGTAATATTAGTAGATGATGTACCACCGCTACCAGCAGTAAAAGGTGTTCCATCTTCCCAGCCTAAACCTTTAATAACAACACTTCTTTCTGTATACGGCATTACTCATCATTTTTAATTACAAACCAATCACCAGTTATTATATCTGTCATACATTCATAAGTACCTCTTTCAAAAACCCAAAAGTTATCATTGTCTTGAGCAATAACAGAGGTAAAATCTATAACAAGATGCGGAAGCCAAGGATTGTTAAGGTTTTTATTTTGAAAACCAATATTGATCATTCTTCTTACTGGTTTTAATTGACCTTTAATAACCTCGTTAACTAATATTTGAGATATATTTTTACCAGTACCAATATCAGCAATAGTCCAACCAATAGGACTTGCTAAAACAAAATTGCCATCATTATTTTTTACAAATATTGCACCTGGAGAAGATGTTACCGGACCGTCACCAATCTTAGTTTCAATTCTTGCTCTTAGTGATGAGAAAACATTATTGTCACTTGCATATTCGTAAATGTCATTTTGATTTTGAATATTACCATTAGGTAAAAATTCTAAGTAATTATCTGTAAAATTATAATTGTAAGCTAAAAGTTGATTAGTTATATTTGTCCCAGCGGTATTTCTAATTGTTTTAAGTATAATCTGAAAAGAATATTGAGCCGTACCAGGTATGGGTAATGTATCAAAAGCAACTACTTTATTAAAAATAAAAGTTAAATCTTGACTAATGACATCTGATGTAAATTGAAATTCACTTGGGAATGTTTCCCAGGATGCAGCTGAAAATATAGTATTTAATCCCTCGAAAGTAACATCTCTTTTTAGCCAATACACAGGACCTACCATAGATAAATTACTTATACTACCTATACTTGAACCAGGAGTGGAACTTTGTAATTTAAATCCCGTAGTGTTAACCGCTATTAAATCAAATTCATAATCACCTGATTCTGTTATTTCATATATTGCACCACCCATATACACTTTCATGTTCCCCTGGTCGATATTAATCTTTAATTTTACACTATATTTAAAACCTACAGTTGCAGCAATTAATGATTTTGCAGCTTCAGCAGTATTAGTAACATTAAATTTTAACTTTTTTTCATCAACTGAAAAACCATTTCCTAATGACCAACCACTTGAATCTTCAAACTCTTGTACCGGAATAACAAATCCTTTTTGATTTACTATAGCAGCAAATAAAAAGATATGAGGTTGAAAGGTAAATCCTGCTAAATTATAAGATGTAGATAAAGATAAATTGCTTGTAAAAGATAATCTTGCCTCTAAATTATCAGCATCAAGTTCTTCTAATAATATTTCACCAGAATCACCTTGACTTGGATTTAGAAAATTAAAAGTATTGTAAGTAAATAAACTACCTGGTATTAAGTTTCTTCTTGCAGATGTTTTGTATTCTACTACCATTTCCCTTAATGGAGCATAATATCCAAACCTACCACCACCAATTCTAACCAGATCACTTTCTGCTAAATTCGTTTGATTATTTACTATAGCTAAATTCCTATTGTCAAATACTGTAGGATCCTCAATTCCCGTGGCAAAGAAATTAAAATATCTCATTGTATTGGGATTCATGTACTCATTAATTTGAATCAACCAATAATTTGTACCTGAGAATATTAATCTTGATGCAAATGCCTCACAGATTGCTACCAATACATCATAACAAGTTGTGTATATATAATTGTCTTTTGTATCCTTCCAATAGAATGCTTTGTGATTAATTTTTACTCTACTTAAAACATTATTGTTTTGAGAATAATTATAAAAGGAATTATGCCAATTTCCAATAAAACTAAGGATAGGTATATTAGTCGAATAAAAAGAATTTACAAAACTTAATTTATTAAGGCAATTCATTATATGATTTGCCAATGTTTCAGCACCCACAAACGGACCGTTAGGTGCTTTGTATTCTATGTTTTTTAACCAACCAAGTCCATCTACCGCAATAATATCAAAATTGTATCCAATAGCATTGGCAACATCTTCAAACTCTATTAAATCTATTAGTATGTAACCAAACCATTTCATATTAATTGTACTGCCATTTGCGGCATACGCATAATATTCAATAGTAAATCTACCTTCTTCACTATCAACTAACTGTTCAACAAATGTTTGTAAAATAGAACTATTTACAAAAAAGGAAAAGTCACAAGTGCTACCAATCACCGGAGCAAACCTTTCGCTACCTTTCTTTCTATTACTATCCCAATTTAAATTTAAAGTAACTAATCTTATTGGATTAATTACACCTGAGTAATTTGCATCATTGATATACAATTTAAACTCTCTACCTTTTTCAGAATAAACTGTTGCCTCAAATCTTCTTGCCATTATCTTATTCTTAGGTTTTTAGAATCCGTTCTCTCAAGTATTAATTGTAAATCAGTTCCCGAAATACTGGTTTTAAGTATATATGGGGTTGATCCTCCTGTATCTCCTAACATAGCCTTTAGCTTTGATAACGGGGCAATAACCTCAGGGTCAATTCCTGCATTCCTGTTATCTCCGACCATGGCCATGGTGGGACCAAATGCCAAACCACCCTCTGCAAGGGCAGGGGCTTTTAATTGACTTTTAACAAATGTTCCTAATGCAACCAGGGCAATACCAGCGGCAATCGCTCCAACACCACCTAATGATTCTAAGGCAACTTTAATTGACTCAGCAGCAAAACCAGCTGCAATAGCCATTTTACCAAATTGTATTAAGGCATCGGCTAAAGGCATTAAAATCATATTAATAGAAAATCCTGCACCAGCTAAAGCATTCCCAAGTTGTTCACCAAGAGCAAAGGCAACATCGGTTAAAGTATTTTCTACTAAATCTGTTAATTGATCATTCAACTTTCCAATATCAACCATTGTGCTTTCAATAGCATATTGAGCATCAGTCATTGGTTGAACAATATTTTCAGTTATAGCACCTTTAACAATGCTACCTACTTCTTCGGATGTGTCACCTAAACTTCTCATTGATTGAGAAACGCCATCTACAAAACCTATACTACTTTTTATTTTATCTACTAAATCATCAGGAAATATATCTTTAAATGTAGTTTCTTTAGGACCACTAAATTTTGGTAAAGGAGAAACGCTTAAATCTCTTCCTTCAATTTTATCCCATTGTTCATTTACTTTACCTAAAGTATCTTTTAATTTATTGTATTTATCAGATAACTCTATTGCGTCAGATGATAATGCACCTTGTGTTAATACTACGTTTTTATATTTTTCCTCTGTAGCTTTTAATTGTTCATTTAATAACTCGTATTTAGTTTTAACTTTATCTGTACTATTATTTAAATTACCATTACTATTTATGTCTTTTTCTTTGGTACCCTGTAATACATCTAATTGATTTTGATATTTTGCAATCTCATCTTTTAAATTTTTAACAGTTTCAGAATTTTTACCATATTTTTTTGAACCTTCTTCTAAAAAAACATTTAAATCTTTAACCTTATTACTAAGGTTTTCAATTTTTTCTGCTTTTAATTTATCGTTAAAAGTACTTTGTTTGTCAGTTAATGTTACAAGACTTGCTTCGGTTTTGTTATAAGCATTTTTTAATGTTTCAATTTTAGTTCTTAATGCATCAATATTTGTACCTTGAACATCGTATTGTGTACTTACATTACTTCCAAATCCAGTTGCTGGACCTTGTTGCTGCTTTTGAAATTTTGTTCTATTCTGTTCTGCAATAAATAATTGCTCTTCTAAATCAAGTAATTTCTTTTGTTGTTTTTCAAGAACTCCTTGTGCGGCTAATACTTTAAATTTATTTTGTAAAGCAATATTTCCTTTTTCCTGTGCAATTCTTACCGCATCAATACTTGTTGCCTCTTCTAATAGATTAGGTAAATAATCTGAATACTTATTATTTATTGTTTCAAGTGCTTTTGACCTTGTTACTAAACTGGCATTTGCATCTTGAAGAACATTCATTAAACTATTAAACTCTACACTTTCTTTTCTTGCATTTTTAGCACCAACGGACAAATGGTCATTAAAAGTGTCCATTGGTTTTCCAGCCTGATTGTAATTATTAACTAACAATCCAACTGCAAGTGTTGCTGCCGCTATAACTGTAATCCAACCACCCGTTGTTAAAGCCAATGTTTTAGTGACTTTATCAAATAACACAAGTTGTCTAACCGCTTGACCCATTACATAAATAAATGTACCTAAAGCAGAACCAACTTGTCCTATAATCCATGCTAAGCCACCAAATATGGCTATGTTTTTAGTTGCACCTAATATAAACTTTTGCATTCCATCAGATAGACTTCCAAACCAATCAGATAACATATTTATCCTTTCAGTTACACTATCTATTACTGCTTCTAAATCAATATTTTTTAAAATGGCTTTACCCATTTCAGCAGAGGCGAATTTTAATGCATCTCTTAGGTTATCAAATTGATTTCTAATACCACCAGTTGAGTTCATAACCTCAGGTAATACACCTAATGATTCAGTTAGTCGCATAGCAAACTCTTTGGCACTAACACCAGTTGCCCTTACTGCCTCAATGTTATCTGTATTAAATGCTAATTTTAGAGCCTTGCCAATTAAAGGAACGGCAGATTGAATAGGCTTAAAATCTTCTGCAAGAATCCTATTCTTGGAAATCATTTGAGTTAACTGATATTGAACGGCTTCTAACTCAACCGCACCGCCACCAGTTGTAGCAATAGCTTTACCAAATGTTTCTAATACTTTTCTTGCTTGTTCCGCCTTTAAACCTACCGCTTGTAATCTAATACTTCCTCTAACTGCTTCTTCAAATCCTAAACCAGGTAACTTTGCACTTTCTTTTAATTTACTTAATTCTTTTCCTGCCTCACTTGTACTACCCATTACCGCAGCCATGCCTCTTTCTAACTGATCCATAGAAGCGGCCGCATTAACAAAACTTGAACCCATAGCAATTATGGGTCCAGTAAATCCTAATGTTACACCCCTACCAATAGCTAAAGCCTTTTGGCTAAATGCGGCCATATCTCTACCTACTGTCTTTAATGCCCTTTCTAAGGGACTCGCATCAGCACGGATTTTTATAGATAGTATTCCTTGAGCCATTATAGTATTTCTTTAGTTAGCATTGAGTTACCATTAACCAGCGTGTCCATTAAATCCATTTCTTGATAATCTCTATCTGTTAAAGTTCTTTGTTTAAAGTTGTGATCCCACGGAAATTTTATAAGATCAGCAGGTTTTAAACTTTTACTTTTAGAAACATAAGGTAATAATGAATGATATGCTATAAATCTTGTTTGCTCCCAACTTAGTCTATATTCATTGTTTACAGAGTTATAATAACCATCAATTTTAATCATTAATTCTCTCCAATCAAACATATTCATTTCATCAGGTGTCATCTGTAATTCACCCAAACACATTCTTTCGATATCTTCAATCTCAAGAGGCTTTGCGTTTGGGTTACTTAGTTTTTTTCGTTTTCAGTCGAACCGCCTCCCATGCTTTGAGCAACTAAATCACTAAAATCCTGTAGCTTGTTGTAATCATCAACTAATTCGCAGAAGGTTTCCAAATTATAAGGGTTATCTTTTCCCTCTCTTTTATAACCATTCTCTACACCTAAATAAATAACTTCATACAATAAACTCAAATCATCATCTAAGGCTTCCTTGAATAATGAGAATTTAATGTTTTTTTTCTTTAAAAATAAACTTAATGCATATCCACCTAATTTAAAAGGGATTTCATTTTGATTTATTTTAATGTGATTTACCGATACCATAAAAAAAGTTTATTGATTTATAATTGGATACTAATGAGAGTTGACAAATTGCCAACCCCCAAATAGTATCGGAAAAATTTATGCAGTTGTAGCAGTAACAATATTTGAATATTCTCCTGTTCCTGTAGCATTTATAGCAGCAACTCTAAAGTTATATACTGTACCAGTAATTAAACCAGTTACCGTTGCACTAAGTGCAGTAGATACCGCATCTGTAAATGTCAAATATGTTTGTGAATTTGACGTCTTGTATTGAACAAGGTAGTCAGTTATTGGGTAACCGCCATTAGGTGTAGGAGCAGTCCAAGTTAATGGCATAGTTGTAGCAGTTGGAGTACCAGCGGCTGCAGTTGGCGCACCAGGAACAACTTTAGTGTATCTTGTAACCGCACCATTTACTCTTAATGAACAAGAAGCAGTAACGCTTTCTTGGTTTGCAGCACTTAATGACAAACTTTCAATAAAAGCATTGAATGTAAATATAGAATCACCAGTAATATCTGATGTATATGTACAAACGATTGATGTCCCAGAATCCCAAGAAGAAAATAATGTGTTGAATTTAGTATTGGCACTTGCGTCACCAATGTCAGCAAACATTAATTCAGTAGAAAATGTAGCTGATTTTTGTCCAGGACTTACTTCTACCCATGCAGATGTGTTATCCTTGTGTGCGAGTTCTCGCATTGCTCTTGTCAAATCTAATGTATCAGATGTTGAATATGCAACCGCAACACCATCTACATATAATCGCAACAAAGAACCATTCATTATTCCAGTTGTAGCCATTTTGTTTTATTTTAATTTTGACTTAATCTTGTTTCCTTTTTCCATTTCGGTATCGTAGTTTATGTCATGCTCATCAACTTGCATTTGCTCCATTAACTGTTCTTCGTTGACAATTATTGGCACATAAACTACTTCTTTTTCTGGTTCTTTTGTAGGCATAATTTCAACATCTGCGCCATCATAAGATTTAGCAACACCTAATTTATATAAAGATGACGCAAAAGTATCTAATACCTCACATACATCACCTTTTTTAAAATTATTATGTTCTTTTAAAAAAATAATTCTCATAATCTGTTTATTTTAAATAAAAAATCGATTGCTATCCAATATATTTTGTCTTCCATTACAGGATCGCCAGTCATTTCATCTTCAAATATACACCAATCTAAATTAATAGAATTGTATGTACCTCTTAGATTATCGAATTTATTCCTTAAAGCAATAGCAACGTTCTCACTCGTGTCGTAATTATTGGAATAAATAAAAAAAGTAACCTTAATCATATCTAAGGGACTAACAATATTTTTTGCCCTTGTTGGTTCTGTTCTTACTTTAGAAAATGTTATATAAGGATAAGTTACACTATTTGGTGCTTCTTCCGGATAAACTCTTGTTCCTATTAAACCAACAAGAGTAGCATCACTTGCAACAACCGAATAAATTAATTTCCCTATGTTCATTGTATCCTATAACTTAATCCTGCTTCTTTAGCATTCTTGTTAATCAAACTGTGTGTTCCTTTAATCACCACATCCCTGGATGCGTGAAAGGACTTTAGAAATCCTTGTAATAATACTTTTGTTTGAAAGGCAACTGCACTACCATAAAGAAAATTTGTGTAGTATGCATCAGCTTTATTAGTACCATCAAAAGGACCTCTACTAACTTTAGTAGGATAATTTTTTAGTGTACCAATCACAATCGTTTCAATTCTTTTTAACCTTGGTTTAAAAGGGTTAAGAACTTTTACTGACTTCCTTAAATGACCTGGTATAAATGATGCCCTATATTCCTTTTCGGTGCTTTGTCCTGTTTTTTTATTTGTACTTTTTTTTGTAAAATACCTATAATGAACACCACCTTTATAAATAGGAATTTGAGGTTTAACCGCTGCAACCATAGGTTCTGCGGCATTATGTAATATATCCATTTTTTTTGCGTCCCAATCTTTTTTAAAATTGGTTCGCATCATGTGTAATGCATCTTGAACATCTCTATCAAAGATTTGCCATTCAACATTAAAATCCTTTTCAACAAATTTACCTTGTTGTTCAGCACGTCTTGTTTCTACACGCAACTTAGCATAATCTACACCTCTATTAGTATTCCCAAATGATAATGGTCTTCTTGGCATTAGTATCCTTGTCTGTAGAAACCCGTTGCAAGTATAATTGACCTATCGTCAGAATAAGCAACTGTTTCAATTTGATAATAATTTGAACGATACAAAAATCTACTGTTTACGGAAATATTAACATTATAACGTAAAGTAAATTTAATTTTTTGTTGTGCAATGACTCTATCAGCCTCTTCTTCCTCAAACCCAGATGAGTAATCAACTTTTGCCCATACAGTCTGTATATTAGTCCAATTTTCTGATTGGAAACCACTATCAGATTGAGTGATTGTTTTGTTTTGAATAACAACCCTTTCTCTCATTTTACCAATAACCTCACTTTTATTATACCCAATCATATTTATATCGGTTTAATAAAACATCACTTGCGTTCGGCATTTTATGCATTGCATCAGTTCTGTTATCGTACATTGATGCAATCATTTTTAATACTGCTATCCTAATGTCTGATGGACAATCTGTAGCCGCAGTTCCATATCCAGCAGTATATGTAATAGTTACGTCATTTAAAGACAAATAAGTATCGGGAAAGTCTTGATCTACCGCTTCTCCAATTATACCTCTATAAGCATCTACTTCGTATAAACTTGGTGATAACACTTGGGATACACCATTTTCATCCAGGTAAGTAATAGAAGATACCGCAATACAAGGATAAACTAACAATTTAATTACGTTTTCGTAATCAGTTGCTACTTTGTAACTTGACGGAAAACGCTCTAACTTTTGTACAATAGTTTTTGTAAGGGTAGATATATTTTGTCTTGATTCTACCGCTTGTCTTGCGGCCTTTAACATTGTAGCAATAAGAGAGTCATCAGTTGAATCATCAACTTTCAAATAATTTTTAACTTCCGCAGATGTCCATAATTCATTTGTCTGATCAACTGTTACTCTCCAGATTTTCATCTCTTAATTGCTTTTTTTGGTTTAGAACTAATCTTAGTTTCTATTAAAGGTTCATTATGTTCAGCAATAACCTTATTTTCTAAAGATTCCGCTAATCCTGCTTTTATTAATTCCTTTGCCGTCATCTCATTTAATTCAGCCACATCCCCTTGAAAATATGCAAGGGAATGTGGTGAACCAGATGGCGATTGAATAAATCGCACTTTCATTTTATTCGTTTTTAGCGACAAAATATGCCGTGTACCTTGTAGATTGTGTTCCAACACCGGTTAATACTAAACGATATTTAGTACCACCAATCTTGTCGTCCTCATTAGCTTGTACCATTCCATTTACATTAAGTGTATCTAATGTAGCAATATTTGTGTAATCAGTAGAACTCGCTGCTTGTCTAACAGTTGGTAAAATATAAGTAGTACCAGATAAATTGGTTGCTACTATACTCCAATAACCGCTCCACGGGCTAAGTAAACTTACCGGAATAGTTATTGTGTCTATTTCGGTATTAGTTATCGTATCAGTTATAGAATAACTGTAAAAAGTGCTTGACGCATCATCATAATTAGCATCAAGTGTTTTACTTCTGTCGTTTTTAAACGCCGTCAATCCAATGGCAGCAAAAACAAACAAACCAATTAAAATATTCTTCATTTTATTAAGATTTATATGCCAGTAATATCCGCATCTTTAATTGCGGCAAATGATTTTGCATGACGAACGGCAGCATCCCACCAAGAGTTAACTACTATGGTAACTAATGCATTTTTGCTTGATGAGTATGGATCAACCACAACATCTAAACCAGCCCATTGTCCAATTAACAATTCAGCAAAGTTTCCAAAGATTACAGAATGTAAACCAGTTCCACCGCCTTTAGTTAAATCACTTGGTACTTGTGTGGAAACGTAAGCACGGTAACCATTTAACAAATCAGTTCTAATTCCTTGTTGTCCTGCTGGTGGCGCACCATCGGACCAAACAAACTGAGCAGTACCACTTGCTTTTTCAGTATTCTTTAAGAAACCTCTTACACCAGGTGTAGTAAGGTAAGCCAAAGTACCAAAGTCAGCGTTATCAGTTGCTAAAGCAGTTTCAAGGTCAATAATGTGCTTGTAAGTAAGCGGACCACCGTCAGTACCTATTGCAACAGAACCAATACCAGCAGTATTTAAAATACCGTAAAATGGCTGGGTTGAATTATCACCATTAATTAAAGCATAATCTAATGCTCTATTAACGGCTTCGCTCAATCGGTTTCTTACAAAGTTTTCTACGTCAATAGATGATTGAACAAGTAACTGCTTTGAAATATCAGTAAATGCACCCAAACGATTTGGTGACATACTGATTTTATCAAAAGTTGGACTTGTTTCGTCATTGGCAGAGTTTTCAGTTTCCCAAGTCGCAGTAGCCGCAGCATCATTACGAGGGAAATCTAAATTACCAGTCAATCCTGTAAGCAAAGTTGCACCAGCTTGAATAACTGCTAATCTTGGGTCAAGGAATGGAATCAAATCACCCAAAATGGTTGGTACAGTATTACCACCAGCAGTTGCACTACCAGCAGTCATATCTCTTTTCTCGCTCTTTACAATCATTTTAGGAATGTAAAGGTTACCCGATGCCGAGATACCAGCTTGTTTAAATTCTCTTTCAGCCTCTTGGTGCATCTCTAACTCTAAACCATCAAGGTTTTTGTTATTAGCAATAAGATTAGCTGCTCTAAGAAATGAATAGCCTTTCTTAACTCTTTGCTCATCGTTAACTTTGTTTTCGTTAACCCTGGTTGCAGGAGTAGCCATTCTTTTAGACTCAGCCTCAATCATCAAATGATTATCAATATCATTTTCTAAATTGCTAACCTCTGTCCTAATCGTGTTTAACTTTGACCTTTGATCGTCATTGGCATTTGAACCCAATGTTTCGATGGCAGAAATCAAAGATCGCATTTCTTCTATTTTAGCGGAACGCGACTGTTTTAATTCATCTGATTTCAACATTTCAATAATTTTTTAAGTTGTTTAAAAATTCAACAAACTCATTGAAATTGCATTCCGCTTTTTCATTTTGTTGAATATGTCTTTCCATGTTTCTTGCAGCAACAGTAGTATTCGGATTAGCCGGATAAGTTACTGGAGAAACATCATATACTTTGTCAATTTTTTTAATTGTTCTTTTCCATCTACCATCTCTCATTTCCCATGAATCACCATTATCTTTTAATGAGAATGCAAAAGATGACTGGTAAACATCACCTCTTCTAATTAAAGTCATAACATCACTTGCAGCATTTGTTTCTGGTGGGTCAATAGTATATTTTAATTTATTACCTTCCCTTTTTATCTGCAAAGTATTATTCCTTACCCTTCCAAGTACAATATTTTGGTCGTGATTAAATAAAGCAGCGGCCTCACTAAAATCAGCACCATCAAAAGCATCCATGTCAATTTCCTCATCAAAAGTACCCATATCATACGGGCTATCCATAGAAGATGCAGTACCTTCTATTTTTCTTTCCTCTACTGTGGAAAATTCTATGTTAAAATATCTTGTTTCCATATTCTATTGTTGTTGAACATTATTTTGTTGACCTTCAGCAGGAACTTCCCTACTGTTTGAGGCTAATGGCATACCAAACTTATCACCACCTTCGTATGGGTTAAATCCTTCCAAGTTTCTAATCTCATTAGGTGCAATGGCTCTAATGTTGTACAATTTAGTGTAAAATTCTGCTCTTGCCATAACATCGCCTCTGTATAACTCATCAAGATCTAATTTAACGTAATACTTTCCCCAATCCTTTTGAGGGAATAGTTTTGTGTTAAACTCATTCTCAATTCGCTTAGTCCATGCGCGTAATGTGTACTGAACAAATATTCTGTTTAATATTTCAATGTTTGTGGTTGATATATTGTTGTTACCTAAAAGCAAAAAGCCTGGAACACCAGTCAAATTAGAAATATCCTCAATAGTTAACTTTCTTGCATCAATATCCGCTGCCTCTAATCTTGAGGCTATAGGTTTAAATTTAAACCCTGCCTGTAGGAAAGCTACACCCTGTTGGTTATTGGGTCCTGAATGTTTATCTGCCCAAGATTTCTTAATAACATTTAATTGGTCTTCATTTAGGATAAGATCTGTTTCAACAGTACCACTTAAATTAGTTCCTTTAGCATAAATGTCATTACCATAGTCAATCTCATGTAATGCTCTTGATAAAGTTGTTTTACCAGCTTCAATAAGACTTTTGCCCCAATAGCCGTTTTCACTAAAGGATTTAATATGTAAAACCTCAGATGAACTATAGATTTCCGTACTACCTTCTAATTTATAATAAAACTCATCGTTTATCTTGTACATTTCCCAAGGCACATCAACTAAGTGTAAATCAATTACATTTCCTGCTTGATTTCTATTAGGTATAATAAGAACATTACCACTTTTAGTTGACATAGAACCATTAACCGCTTGTCTTATGATAGCTTCACGAAAACTAAACGTATCGTACTTACTTGACGGTCTGTACTTAATTAAAGAATACAATGGATGGTTTATAGCCTCAACCACATTACCATCAGCCTTAGTTTCGTATATAGAAAAAGGTAAAGACGCTATTTGCTCTGATAAAATAGATAAAGCCCTAAAATAAGCAGGTATAGACAAAGATGTTTCATGACTAACCCTTCTTTGGTTAGTTCCAAACAATTCCTGGTACAATTTCCAGTCTTTGGCAGGACCAAGATTGGTAATTCTACTCCTTTTAATGAATTTTACTATTTTATTCAAAAATTCCATACTGCAAAGATGATTATTAATAATTTTATATGCAAATAAAAAAATTAACCAATTATCAAATTAAAATCTAAATTAATTTTGTTCTTAGGGTCAATAGCCTCACCAATAGCCATTGCAGCAGCAACCATGCCGTCAATTTTTTCATTAGATTTCCTTTTATCAAACTTAACCAAACCCGTAGAATTTATAATTAATGCTACATTTGATAACATCCACTTTGCTACAGGATCCCCATCATGAAATACTTTCTTACCAGTAATCATTTTCTCAAACTCACATATCGGTGTATTCATTTCGGGAAAACTTTGTGGGAACGGCCTTACGTTAACTCCTCTTTCCTGTAATGAAATAACAACGTGCGTTGCTCTCCATGGGTCATAAGCAAGGCTTCTAATGTTGTATTTTTGGAATAATAGGTAAATATCGTTAATAATAACGTCGTTATCTACAATATTACCATTAGTAACCTTAATACTACCGTTTAATGCCCAATCCATGTAAGGAACACCATCCCTAAGACTTCTTTCTTTTACATTGTCTTCCGGAATCCAGTATTTCCAAATAACAAAAGCTGGTTTACCGTCAAACTCAGGGAAAAACAAACAAAAAGCACTAATATCAATCGTTTGAGCCAAATCCAATCCACCAAAAGCTGGTCTGTTTAATAAAAAGTCATCTTTTATTTTCATTTCGCACTCATTCCACATATTTTCATTAATCCATGTAGCGTGAGTATTAGTCCAAAAGTTTAAATTCTTTGTCATAAAGCCAATTTGCTTGGCTGCACCTTCATTTATGGCTTTTGTGTATTGGTCTTGTAAATAACCCATACCAATAGTAACATTCATAGATGGATTAGACTTAATCCAATTTTCGCTATTTTGCCAATCGTCATCCTCATCTAAAGAAAATATTAAAGGAAACACCGCATCATCGTGTTTATGGCCTTTAATAATATCTAAACATACTTTCCTTAATTGATAACAGGGACTTTCCTTATTAAATCCTGCAGTAGTGGTAATTAGGATTAATGGCTGACTTCGGCTACCAATACCACTTTCCATAATTTCAAGCACCGAACTATCGGGATGCGCGTGAAATTCGTCAACTATTGCCACATGGGGATTTAATCCATCAAGTGTTTTGGCATCTGATGACACGGGAATCATCTTGGAATTTGTTCCAGTAGAGTAAATTGAGTGCGCTCTTACTTGAACTAATTTATTTACGGCAGCACTATCTTTCTTTAAATAGTCCAAGATAACTTTTGCGGCATCCCAACATATCCTTGCCTGGTCACGGGTAGTGGCAGCCGTATAAATCTCTGCACCTTTTTCTTGATCAAGAATAAAACAAGCCACGGCAGTAAGAGCAGCAGTTTCCGTTTTGGCATTCTTTCTTGATATTTCAAGGTAAACTTTCCTAAATCTACGTTTTTTGTCAATTTTACGCTTCCAACCAAATATCATAGCCCAAAAGAACTCTTGCCAGGGCATAACATTTACATTCATAGCCGCATACTCGCCTTTAGTCAATCTACACACCTTCATAAAGGAAATATAGGTGTCAGCAGCCTTTTGGTCATAATAGTAGGGGAAATTGTTGTTTTCTGACTTTTTTATGTCATCATAGTGCCTTTTGATGGCTAACTTGGCATATTCCCCAATCAATTCTTTTTCTAAGTCAAACATTATGCGTTTTTAATCAACTTCATAATAGGGTCTTCTTCTTTTTTGTCCGCTCTGTTAAAGTATTCCAGCTTTAACCTTGCCTTTGGGTCAAGTCCAAACCTATCAGACATATCATTGTAAATCTCAACCGACTGTTTGAACATCGTCCACTCTGGGGAAATCTGCTGAACACCGTTAGGGTAAACAACCACACCATCGTTTTTAAGGATATTGTTAGCAGCGTGTTGTATGACAGTCAATAACCTTGCCAACATATTGATGGCAATGATGTCAACATTGTAACTTGCATCGGCAGATTCAAGATGTTTTTTAACTAAATCAACTGTATTTTGCTCATCGTCACTTAAATCAAATGGATTATGAGCAATTATCTCTTGAGGTGTAATTCTTTTAACTCTACTTGGTTTCAAAGTCCCTTGCAAGTCTTTCAACTTCTCTGTTTTCATTTTAATTTACTTTTTTGTTAATAATAGCCTTAATTACGTTTTCCCTGCACTCCGGAAGGTAATAACCGTCAGAACTTGATATTCTTGCTGGAGCATAGCCTTTTCCTTCCATGTTACTCTTGACATTGTGACACCGTTTACATAAAGTACACAAATTACGCTCATCATAGGGATGGCCACCATCCAGGATTCTTATAACGTGATCCGCAATGCCATTGTTGTTTCCGTCAGAGCAATCTGTAAAAATGCCTTTGACTTCGCAAACCTCGCACATTGGCTTCCTTGTCTTTTGCAAATGGCGAATCCGTTTCCAAAGAGGAGAACCGTAGAACTTGTTTTCTTGCTTATCCTGGTGAGGCCGACGCTTCGGAGTCTCGTTGAATCTGCGAATTGATTTATTGTGTAATGTTGGCATATTACAAAAGTACAATTATTTTTTTATACCCACCCTTGATATTTTTGGATTGACTTGAAAACGTG